ATATTGGTTTCCTCCAGATACCCTATCTAAAAATTCATTAAATGTTTCTCCGTTATATCTATACTTTTTCTCGTATATATCTTTTTGTAAATCAGTAAGCCCCCAACCTTGCTCCCTTTTAATTTTTTGTTTTTCTCGGTATAGGATATATGTCTTAGACACGTCAAATCGCCCATATTCGGCTAGTAATTGTTCAATGGCATCTTGTATTTCCTCTACACTTATAACCTCATCATCGTCTGACAGGTTCTCTAGGTTGTCGGCTATATCATTCGCTATATCTATCGCTACCCCAAAATCTGTTCCTTGCTCTGTTTCTACCATAGCACTTGTTATTGCGTTTACTATCTTGGATTCATCAAATTCACAAACCCTTCCATCTCTTTTAACCACTTTCATTTAACCACTCCTTTATCAATATACCCTATTATACCATACGCCCTACTCAATGTCAATAGTTAATTCGTCTAATAAATTCACCACACTTGAAAGCCACGTATCAACAAATAATTCTGTTTCAAAATCTGTAAAACCATAGTGCCTACCGTATGAATAATCGGGAATCACATCTTGGACAAATTTAGATTTAAAAGTTAAATTCATTAACATGTCAACGTCTAATGTTACGGTGATTTTACGGTTTTCACTCATCTATACACAACTCCTTAAAATACGGTAAACTTTCACACCAATCTGTAAACACTCCCCACTCATCTTTCAACCTGTGATTTTTTCTTTGGTGATACATATTCATAAGTTCCTCATAATTTGTATTCCACATTCTTGTCTGGATAAAACTTTCTGGTAGTAGTCGCTTCATCCCGATAACGTATTTGTAATCATTAGTGTTTTCGTACATCTCCCTTAGGTAATTCAACTCTTGGAGAACCGTATCGAATACCCTAGAATACACACCATTGTTCATCTCACCTAGGTAGAAATCGTCTGTGGTAATTGGATTTTTGAAAAGTGTGTGCATAGTGGATTCTGAATTTTTAGTGCCAAATTTATACGTGTCGGCTTCACTCCACCAATATCTCGGCATTGACACACTAGCCCATACTTGTATCTGTCTTAGGAATTTCCTGTGTTCTGAACCCCCTTTTACTAATGTTTTGGCAAGTTTCATATCGTTTTCGCCAATCACAAAACTCTCCCCGAATAAATCTATGTCTACTGAAAAACTATCCATTTTACTGTGGCTATTCATTGGATTACGCATACCATACAATGCTGGATAGAACCCTGCAACTTCCTCTGTGTTTATAAATATCATTCCCATATTATACCTCCACCCATTTAATTTTTCCTATTTTCCTGTAATAGTGTTCGGAAGAAACACTATCATCATTTAATCCGTCTAATGATGAATATGCGGTTACTTCTGTGAAATTTTTAGCATTTATTAATACATATGGATATAGTGGGTCATCTATTTCCACTACAATAGCATGATATTTAATGTCATGTTCTACGCACATTATTAAATCCCCAACTTCAATTCTTTCCACATCACTCACTCTCCTTTAATTCTTTATTTATATACAACCTTAACCATTTTAACCCACCAATAGCATCAGTTATTGGGTTTGGACACACATACATTCCCTTTTTATTCTCATCATCAATTTTGTGTAGTTCTTCAATAGCAATATCTAATGCTTTTACTTCTCTATTACCAACCATGATTATAATTTCTTTCATTTTAATTTCCTCCCACACATAGGACAATAGTTTATTTTAAATGTAGCCCCACCAGTTAAGTCTAAACCGCCATTTTCCTCAATTCTCCACAAATCTAAATCTCCATTATCATAAATATACAAGTCATAACCACTGTCTTTCCAGTATATGTCTAATGGGATACTGTGTAGATTTTCTGATTCACACCACTTACACATTCTTTACACCACCTATCTATAATTCTCAATGTTCCAAGGTTCTAGTATTTCTATCTTCTGGTCTATTTCTTCCAAGTCAAACGTATCAACCCCATAATTATACATGACCCACGCTTCTATTATTTCAATATCATCGGGGTTATTCGGTCTATTCATTGTAGTTTCAATTTCAAGGTAAGTTCTGGTCTTGATTTTTTTATCTTTGTATATTTTTAGAAAGAATTTACTAGACTTTACTTCTACAAATCCTTCCCCTTGACAATTATCACAACATAAATCCACCCATGGAGTAAGGTCATCTATTGTGTCATAACTTATATAATGTCTTTCATACCCTAACCCCCCACATTCTTCACATACTTTAAACATTTCCAACCCCCTCCTTTAAATTTCCCAATCCTTGACCCCAATTAAATCATATCCATCGTTATTGAAATTATACTCATACACCTTGGTTTCAATAGGTCTTGGGTACATACCAAAGTGGTATTCAGAAATCATAGCGTATTTATAGGTGTACTCAAAAATATCAGTTTCATTATTCCTAACAATCCTATCAGCTGTTGAAAAATCCCCAAATATCCCCATTAATCTTCCAACCCCATCCCAAGCATCTTTCCTATCATTAGAGACCAATATTTCATAATAGTGCAAATCATTCACTCTCCTTTACATATACCCTAAGAACACTACCGTCTATACTCATTGGCTTACTCGTATAACTGTAATACTTCTTAATCTCCCTACCTAGATTCGACTTAGAAAGTGCTTTATATCCATTCCTACCACACCATACCTGATACTGCTGGTACACATCACTGGTACTCTCATTTTCTATTTTCGGGTCTGCATCATAAAACCATTGTAGCACATTGTTATTGTCCAGCATATACGCTTCTTTCTCTAACTCGGCTTTACTTGACTTGGTAAAACTTTTTCTGGCTAACACTCGTTTCAATCCATCTATCCCCAATTTCAAAAGGTACTCTATACTTTCTGGTTGTAGTAACTTGTCCTCAATAAACGGGTCATAATCGGAATCCTTACTACTGAATTTTGCATTGAACGGGATAATTACAAGCCTTCTGGAAAATCCATCGGTTCGGTCATTTACGTTCGGTATCTGATTTGCACAAAATATTTGAGTTGCATAGGATTCTAGTTCAAACGGTTGTGCATATTTTCGCTGGGCTATAAACGATTCCCCTGTCACTACTTTTTTGAAAACACTTGACCCCTCCATATATTTACTGGAAATGTCATCTCCAATATTAGCAAGTTTGTTGTATAATTCGGCTGGTTTGAACGTGTCCTCCAACTCTCGTATATCCAAACTGGTGTAGTTCTGTTTCCCTAGTAACTTCTTGATTAGGTTCAGTATCGTTGATTTTCCATTACTGCCTTCCCCTGTTAGAATAAAGGCAACTTGCATATTGTTCTTTCTATACAGTGAATACCCAATCATTTCCTCTAGTAGCATACGCACTTCTGGGTCTCGACAACTTACCTTGTCTAGTGTCTTGTCCAATAACTCATGGTAGGCATCTGGGTTGTAGTTGTAATCCACTCTATTGTTGATTATTAGCCTTGGACTATATGGTAACTCATCCATGGTCTCAATATCCAATATGCTATTCTTTAACCCCACGTACTTCGGACTTGCATATTCACCCTTCTTGGTGGTCTTTAAAACAATATACTTATAAACCTCCTTCCTTTGGGATTCCTTTAGGCTCGGTATCTTGGACAACATAACCCGTTCAAATTCTTCTGGGTCATTACTGTAAACATTGTCCATGGTATAGATACAAACTTGATTGTCAATCTTCATTATGTTACTATTCGCCAACATATAATTCCCGAACCTATCATGTAGAAATGCACCCTTGTCACTAAAGAAAATTTCCTCGGAAAACGCTTCATCCCTTGTAATAGTGTCTATTTCCTTGTCGGTCAATGGTTCATACAGAACATATTTATTAGCTACCCTGATTATTTTTCGGACTTCTTCTCTTGACAACCCATACTTCTGGAGTTCCAAAATGTAGTTGAACAATGTCTGATTCCTAGTTTTCGTATGTTTTAAGTCTGGGTCAAATTTACTAATCGGTCTTAGGAAAACTGGCAACTCATCTAATTCTGAATATGTCTGTAACCACTCTCGTTCAATGGTCTGTTGGCTTGTCACATCAACTTGTTCGCCATCTACAATACGCTTGGTTGTCACATCTCGGGTAATCCTCAATGGTACTACCCTATCTTTGCTACCTAATCCAACATCAACTTTTATTCCCATCGCACTGAACACTCCAACGGATTGAGATTTTATCCACCCGTCATCCAGAAAATAAAAGTGCATACCCCTGCTTGTTTTGAGTATGTCGCATCTTAGTTTTAAATCCCTTACAACCCTCAAGACAATTTCTGCATCATCTTCACTGTCAACATCTATCTGGACAATATCTTCTCGTAATATACCTAGGTAATCACCCTCTGGAGGGGTATCTAACCAATTTGACTTGTCCTTTACAGATGATAAGGGAGTTTTACCGTTGCTTAGTAAATACCCCCTAAATAATTTCGCCATTCACTCACCCCTCTTTCCGATAATACTATATTACCATAACCCGTCAAATTTGTCAATACTATTCCCCCAAAAAATCTTTAATTCTTTTTTCTGCCAAATCTATATACCACTGTCGGTCTAGCCAATGAGGGGTCTCCATCTCGGTTATATCCTCATTTATTATCACGCAATTTTCGGGTGTACCTGCTGTCTTATCTATACTACCAATCTCTTTTTCTTTATGTTGTTTGTAAAGTGTACCCCCATCTCCTAGTGTGGCAAATACCCTATAAACCTTATTGGTCAATGGTTTCCCTTTGTAAATTGCATACTCATATTTAGTACTTACTTTTGTAATAAATTGAAACTCTATCATTCTATTTTCCTTCATTATCGTTTCATATGGTTCAATTCCATTTATAAAATACTCTTTTATAGCTTTATTTACTATTGGTAGATGATAATCCAATTTATTAAGTGGTTTTACGTATGCCCCGATAGACTTTATTTTACCATTGTCATGTAGGAATATTGCGTTATTTACATCTTTTTGCCACACATTTGTTATTATGTCATGCCCTAGACCAAGTCCTGTTTCTCTCTCCCACTCATCGCATATTCTTTTATATTCTGGAAAATCATCTTTAGAGTGTAATTTTACAAGGATTCCATCAGTATTTATATTTACAGATTCTACCATATGTTCAACTCTTTCCAAAAGCATTGTCAAGGCTAATTGTCCATTAACACACACGCTTCTTCCGTTCCTGGGGTCATACAGTGGATTGTATTTATCGAGTGACCCTCCATATGTTTTATTAAGAACCAATTTATATCTCTCTTGTCTTGGATTACCTTCGGCTTTCAGTTTAAATCTCGTATCATAAATCTCCCTAACCTTATCCTTAAATTTAGCACTTCTGGAAAGAAGGTCAAATTCAAGCATCATGGATGTATACATCAAGTTTACATCACTTAGAACAAAAAACCCTTCCCCGAAATAACTTGGTTTTGCTCCATGAACGCCACCCCATGCAAATTTAGTGGGTATCCCAGAAATCTCTGTTTCCAAGTCATCTGTAAAATCCGTTAAATTTTTGGCTCTTTCCTCAAACCATTCTTTTACAAATTTATACTTATCCAATTTTACTTTATCAGTAAATTGTATATCATGTTCGTCTTTATAATCCTTCCTAACAGCCCCTAATATATAGGCGGTCAGTTGGGTTTCTGTTTTACTTATCATTGTTAGTGGTAAATTAAATTCTTGAATAAGCCCATACAATGTTTCAAATTGACCAGCAGTTTCTACAAATATATGGAATGTCTCTTTTACATCATACATACAATATTGTTTTGTTGATTCCAGTTCTTCCTTCGTTAATGGTCTATCAAGGTCAAATGGAACATCTGTTTCTCGTATATCGTGTCCAAGAAATGCTTCTAGTTCTTTGAGTGACCTAAACCCGACTTGTGCATCGTAATTTAGTATTGGAAATTTACCCAACAACTTGGAAAACTCCCAACCTTTTCTACCCTCATCTATTATCCATTTAGTTATTTTATACGGGTCGAACCCAGCTAATATTCCCTTGGCTATCCATTGGTCAAACCCCCTAGAATTATACCCCACCCATATAGTGTATTTATATTTTTCGTAAAACTCCTTAAATCCATCTCTATCGTTTATTATACACCCTTCTTCTCTTGTATCGGTATCAAGATAACAAACCATCCAATCATACTTAAATGTCTCAAAGTCATAGAAAATCATAATCTCACCCCTTTATTATGGTGGAGAGTGCCGAGATTCGAACTCGGGTCTTTACTTGTTCCCACGTGGGGTCTTGCAAGTAAATCGAAACCAATCCACCCCCATAGATAATTAAAGGACAGTTTTAAGTGTTGTCCAGCACTATATATTTAATAAAAGGAGGGTCTAATTAAAATTCTTCTTCCTCTTGTAATACCTCCAATTCTGGGAATGACTTTTCGGTATCTTTTTCCCCGTAAGAAACTTTTATGATATGTTCACTACCTATCGGTATCATTGGTATAGCATCTTCTATGTCTGAAAGTTTGGTGTATTCAATTTCCTCACCCAACATCCCTTCAAGTAAAGCTAACACTTCGGCTATGTTTTTGTCGGTTATAAACTGGTAATTCAAATTTTGCAATAGTTTGTTGTAGAAGAATACCCTGTTACTGCCCAGTATTCTGAATCTGGCTTTTAACATAGGCAACCCACTATTTTTGGATTCCCCAGCTTCTAGTTGTTCAATTCTCATTTTGTAAACACCTTCTCCTACTGGTTCCATACTTGCTTTTGCTTGTTCTACATCTTCTGGTTTAGCTATGTTGTCAAATCTCTCCCATACACTACTCATTAAGCATCTCTCCTTTAAAATTTTAGTTTATTTACCATCTAAATACATTATAGCACATCTTGTTATAAAATGCAAGAGTTATTTTTGATTTTTTTCAACTAATTTATATTAATCCCCCTTCCAAAATATCTTCCATACTTATTATCGGAGTTTCTTCTCTACCCCTAATACAAGCCGAACATACCCCACAACCTACGGGTTCAATTTCACCTTGCATAACTTTGTAAAATCTCTCTACTTGGGATTCTACCCGATATAAGGCTCTGTCCAGTATTAGTTGTGGTATCTGTATTATCGCTGTATTTACGGGATTCTCTTTTGTGGCAACTGCTATAAAGAACGGCAACTGTTTCCCCGTATTCTGTCTGACTATCTCTTGATATACAGCACCTTGTAAGTCATACCCCCAAGGAGTAATAAAATCGAAATACTCACCGTTCCTTTTGGTTATGGTTGCCATCACTTTTAAATCCACAATCGCTTTACCTTCGGAATAACTGTCAATCTTAATTTTAAAAGGCACACCCGATATTTCCCCTGTCATTGTTACTTGTTTTTCGCCAGAAAGAAATTGTTGGAATATTGTATCATTGGATATTTTCTCTATAACTTCATCGGCAACCTTAAACTCGGATTTTAATTGACCCTTAGTAACACCTCGGGATGAAATTATTTCGGGGTGTTCCTCTTTGAATTGTTCCAGTGTTCCAGAAATATAGGCATCTACGTAAGAACCCACAAGCATAGCAGTTGATTCATACCTTTCGTCACTCATCGCACCTACTTCACATCTCTCAAATGCTTTAAATCTGGAAACGCTGAAATATGTCTCATCACTGAAATATTCTTGGTCGGTAGTCAACCCATCTGGATTAATCAAATGGATTCACCACCTTGGCTTTCTCTTGGACTATACCAATATCTTCAAGTTCCTCTACTGCATGGAGACCCATCATAAGTTCTGGTGCAAATTGTCTACCAAAGAAAGTATATGCTCTATATGTCAACATTATTTCTGGCATCGTCAACCATTTACTACCCGATTTCTTACTCCATCCTTCTGCGTGTGCCATCTTCATTGTGACGGTAGCACCCTTTAGTGTCTTACCATTTCTTTCAGCTGATACATAACAACCCCAACTGTCTTTTCCTTCTTCCCCGACAAAATTAACTTCTACATTGGAAAATTGTCCAGATGAACGTATTAAACTTGCAATAGCTTGTCCACTGAAACTTGGCTTTCCTTGGATGATATATAGGTTCTGCATAACTGCTAATGGACTTAACCCCATTCTACTTGCAAGGTCTACACATATAAGAATGTTTTCTGGTCGGTTCTGGTATGATACTGGGATTATTGTTGACTTGGCTAGGAAACTTGACATTTCCATCATCTGACCCCAATCCAAAATCTCCCGTCTTACTTCCAACTTGTTTTCCTCTTTGACTACTAATTCTGTTGATTCTTCTTCAATGATTTCGGTTTCTAAATTTTTATCTTCCATATCCACCCTCCTTAACTATTCCATTACTTTCTACTAAATCCCTCCATTTTCTATATGATACTATATCTCTAAAAATAGTAGATTCCGCGTGCATCCTCTCCATTATTTGAAATGAATCTAACATTAAATCCTCCCATTCATCACAACCACTACATGACCCATAAAAGTATTTATATGAGAATACATTTCCGTTTTCTAATAATACATCTACATCTACCATCCCACTATACCCATCTTCATAGTCTAACCTTAGTATCTTCTCACCTCCTAGATTAGTTAATAAATAATCTAGTAATTCAGAATATCTACACCCATTGGTAAGAGTTTTTAATTTATCCACTATAATCATCCCCTCCTTTATAAATTGGCTCTTAGTAAACTACTATCCTCAAAATTGTAAAACTGTTCCAGTAGTAATGGATTGTCTTGGGCTAACACCAAACTCCCAGATGGTTCTCCAGATTCGGTGTAGAATAAATATACCCGTCTACCATCTCTAAATCTCACATACATCTTGTCATAATCTACGTTGACACCATTCTTAAAAACTATTGTCCTGTTCACTCCAACCCCTCCTTCTTAACTCTTAGCTTAATACTATATTACCACAAGTAAACCCAAAAGTCAAGGGGTAATTTAAAGTTTTTTCAAATGTTCATAAAGTTCGTAATATAGTAAGTTGTATATAATCTCCCCACTATCCTTTGGTGTCACGAACCATGTTTGAAGATTGTTGCGTATTGTCCAGCTTAGTAGACTTGCCATAAAAGCCTTCGGTGTAAACTTGGAACGGTAACTACCATTAAGTAATTTTCGAAAGGTTGCGTTCTCTATTACCAAATGAACCTTCTGTTTGTTGTCTATTGACCGTTGAAATTCTCGTTCAAACCTATCCCGACCCTTGGTAAAGTTTCCAGAAATTTCGTCAAGTGAACCCTTCCTCTCGATTACAAATTTATAATCAACGTCTAATTCTGGGTAGTTCGGTAATCTGAAAGTATAATCCCCCACATCTAACTTTTCAATCTCATAAGGGATTTTATTCTTATCCAACCACTCTAGTATATGTTGATTCTTTTTTTCTCGGGAATCACATATTATTATCATATCAGATAACGGTTTCTTTGTCAAGGTCATCCCTCACTTTTTTTAAGATTTTTGATATTTGACTTTGGCTCACTCCAAGATACTCACTAATTTCTGATTGAGTGTAACCCATGTATTTCAACCTAATAATGTCTCCATATTCGCCATCCAATAGGTCTTGTAACATAATTGATTCCAGTATATCCTCATTATAGTCATATGACAACTGGATTAATTCTTGGTCATTGGTAAATTCATCATCCAAATCATACATCCCGTTATTAGTTCGTTTTTGTGCTTTGTTCTTCTGATTCTGCTTTATTACTAGGAAATCGGAACGCATCTTGAAATAGTTGGCTAGACTACCTTTTTTCGGATTGTGGTGTATAACTGATTTACATAATTCTATCGCCAATAAATCCCACCATTCTTCTGGGTCTAATCCTTTTAGTCCAAGATACCAATATGTTAATGCTATGTTATCTTCTACTATTTTGGCTTGTTCTTCTGTTAGTTTGATATGTCTCACCCCTTAGCTTTTTTCGTCTATGATTTTTACTAGTTCAGCACTTATTGACATTGTATCTCCCGTATCATTTATTATTACATATACCGTTTTATCAGTCGCACCCCATAAATGATGTTCGAACGTGTGTATTACATCGTAGATTCCTTCTTCAAATATAGATTCTGCAAATCCTTTGTCATCTTCACTTACAAAATTAAATCCATATGGTATTTTAACTTTCATTTATACTATCCCCCTCAATGTATATTCTATATCTAATTTCATAACTCTAAAATCTTCTGGTTCATCCAAACAAACCCTGATATGCTCCATGGCTGATTCTTCTGTTAAGAATTGCAAACAACTACCCTCTCCCATACCCTCACCCAAGTTTACTAAATATCCACCATCTGTGAGTATCATTCCAAATTCATCTCCTTCATCACACATTATAACATAACTCCCATGTTTATAGTTCATTTATACTATCCCCTTTCTATCTAGCAAAATTATGATTCCCAATACTATCCACTATCTCTCTACTCCATACCCAACTATCACTACTTACAATCGCTGGATTATAAAAAAACAATACATCTGCTGGAACAACTCTTTCTCCATCTAGTACCCGTTGTGCCAATTTCAGCGTTTCTTCGGTCGGCTCATTGTAGATACTCCCATTACTTACTGGACTAAACTGATTCTTCTGGAATATTACCCCTTTTAATGTATCTGGGAACTCGTTATTTTTCATTCTATTAAGGATAACATTTCCAACTGCTATTCTACCTTCGACACTTTCACCCTTGGCTTCGGCATGGATAATTCTGGACAACCAATACAAATCATCTTCCACAACTACATCTTCCACAATATCCTCTACTTGCTCTGGTTCGGATTCATTTTCTACTACTATATACACCAACTCAATCTCGGGTTCTGGGTTTTCCACTTTGTCCACGTTACCACTTTTCACCAAACTCCATAGTATTATTGCTATAAGTACAAACATCGCAAATTGGCTTAGTTTTTTCCGTTCACTCATTTAACTCCCCCTTTCACTATACATATATCATACCATATAATGTAGATAATTTCAAGAACTATTTTCACTTTTCCAGCAATAACAGATAATAACAGATAATAACAGATAATTTTTAACTTCTGTAAACCAGCAATCCGTTGGTGTCACTGGGTTTGGTCGGTCGGTTAACAGATTTACAGTAGAAATCCCTATTCTCTATATATTTATATACTCTCTCTTAAAAAACTTTTTTTTCTTAAAAGAAGTGTAAATATAGGGGTAAAAACCGTTATAAATGTTGAAATCTACCGTTTACAGCAGGGTCGAAATTTCTGTTATGTTCTGTTAGTCCGAACAAGATAAATGTGATGGTTGACACATTCTAAATTTACAGAAGTTAGTGCTTTAAAGTGCGAATATCTGTAAAAACTGTTTGTTCCGTTTGTTCAGTTTATTCCGTACACAGTGTAATCATTACAATTTGTAACACAACTGTAATATTAAGTTTTTGTAATAGTTAAATTTATATCTATATTAATCAAAATAATTTGAAAGTAAGTCAAAAAAGTTTGAAAGCTGTTAAATAAATATCAAAAATATTTGAAAGTAGCTAGTTATAGATAGAAAAAATTTGAAAGTAAGGAAAAAAATAGAGAGGAAATTAATCCCCTCATATTATTTGTTTAGTTCACTGTTTATTCCTAATGCGACTTAGATAATCCCCAGCATCTTCAATGCTATCTCCAATAGTTCATCCTTTTCTTTGTTTGATAGTGTTTTGAAGGGCTTGTCTTTTGCCTTGTCTTTAGCTTGTTTCTTCAACGCTTTTAGTTCTTCTAATCTTGCTTTATCCATCATTCACCACCCCCAAAGATTACATCTACTGTTTCTTCTAAAGTAACTATCTTCGTGTCGTGTTCTGCTACCTTATCTTCAAGAGTTGGTTCTTGTGGAATAGCTTTCGATTTCAGATTGTCGATATATTCCTGTGTTGCTGATTCTTCCCACGCTTCACCGTTCCATTTAGGTTGATAAAGCCCTTGTGCTGGTTCAACTTCTAGTCCGATTTCCGTTTCTGGATTATATTCAAAATCATCCCGAAGAAAAAGGTTTGTTTGTTTGTCGATTATTCTTAAAATCATTTTACACCTCCCCCTTGAAATGTATATAAAACGCAACATATGTGTTGTTTCCGAGTCTACACTTTAAGTCACCTACACTGCTCAATGTTATTTGTGCTACTGAATCGTTTGAGTAAGCTGTAAAATAATGATTTTTATCAGGTCTGTATCCAGCTGGGAAGTTAAATATGGTTGAACCAATGGTTCCAGATTTAATAAATCCCCGAGCATGGACTATCCCTATGTTATCCTTGAAATATTGACATACGGCATAAGAATTTGTGTCAAAATTAACCCATCCATTCAACAAAGTAGGTGTTATCCAATCTTCCTGAACTTTGTCAGCCTTAACACTATCCAAGTCCACAACCTCATCAAGCAAATACTGTACCTGACTTTTTCTGCTTGTTACCACATCAAAGTTTGTACTACCATGAAAAGTGTCACTCGTATTGTAAACAGTACCGTTGGCATAGGACATTAACTCGCCCTCAACTAGCCCTTGTTCGGTGAGGTTGATTAGTTCTGGGGTTGCGAGTTGGTAGAGTATTTTTGTTCCTGAAAGGTCGGCTTGTGCTTCGGCAAGGGATGCGTAAGTACCAAGCGGCACTACTAATATAAGCCTATCAGTATTTGTTTGAAATTTGTATGGTTCAGTATTGTATTCTATAAACTCTACACCACCACTGTTTTCTTTTGGAAAGCCTTCTACAATCACATTATTGTCCACAACATTCTCTTGGGGTTTTATGCCAATGAATTTAGTAAGCGGTACATTAAGAACTTGATAATCATAACCCGAATTAGATGAAATTGATATATCCCCACTCTGCAACACATACTCTTCCACATTCTTCTCAAGCCACATCTGCCCATTATCTTCGTACACCCTGTCCTTGACACCATTCGGCAATCTGCGAAGAGTTACATCTGCGGTGAGGTGGGAGGACTTGTAGGGTTCGTATGCGGTGGCGGTTGTGCCTTCTTCGAGTTGGACACTTGTACCAGTTTCCGTTGTGAGGAGAGTGAACGCAATTTTTCTACATCCAGCGGGAGTTGTGAAAGTCCTTGTTCGCATAGATGTGGATATTACACTAATAAGTTCACCTACTGAATCATAAAACAGTATAAGGTCTAGATTATAGACACTAGAGTCAAGTGTGTATTCTGTGTTTTCTTTTACCCTAAACTTATTTACCGTTCTAACTACTGAAGCATAAGCTGCTTTCTGACCAGACGCCGCACTATAAGTTCCACTCTCAAGTTGACCATCAAACAAATTCTTCCCAACACTCTCAACCTTCGGGTTCTCAACACTCTTAACCCCCTCAAAATACCCACCCCGTACAAGGTCGAGCATTTGTTCTTCGGTGTAGTCCTCGATGCCTAGTGCGGTCATGTTGATGGCGAATACACCTGCGTTGCCGTCTACTTCCATTACTTCTGTTGTTGGAGTGTCTATATTGTTGACTAGCCCAATTCTAGTTTCGCTTATTGTAGTTATTCCAGTAAATATTTTATACACTTCTATAAAGCCACCTGTTACGCTTGTTGATACGGCACTTTTATAGGAAGTGTTGTCATAAAGATTTATTGATACTGTTTGCCCCAAATTTGTAGCTTTTAGCTTGGCATATGCAAATATTTTAACGCTTGAATCTATCGTATTTGCAATTTTAATTAACGCTCTAGGATAAGATGAATTTGAACCTGTAATCAATAAATTTCCGCCAGAAACGGACAATGTGGCTCCAAGACTAGTCCACCCAGTAGTACCATCACTAAAATCACCATTCTTAACACTATTAACAAGCGTCAAGCCCTCTGCTTCAAAGTTGTCAATATCTTCATCTATCGTACCGATAGGCAAGGACTTTATAGAGCTGTCCTGTGTGTGAGTGGTAAAAGTAACATCTCTTAATTCACTACCTACTTCATCTAGCACCTCTTCAACTGTGTGAGTGGTATAGTGTCTGCCTATATCTTCAACTGCAACTTCGTTGGCTGTAAGGTCTGTTATTCGTTGATTTGTGGTTGCAAATTCTGTCACGTTTTCTGCCTTATGTGCATCTAAATTTTCTACTACTTCATTGATTGAACCTACCAGATTTGACTTTTCCGTTGTTGTTAGTGCATCTAAATCCCCAACCTTTGCGACCTGTGCTTTCTCTGCTGATGTATAATCCTCTGTTGATAGTCCTTTGCCTGTGACCTTGTCAACCTTATTACTTACTGAATCATCAATGGTGTCAAAATTAGTAGCCAAGTCAGCTATTGTGGTCTGTATCTTATCGGTCAATTCTGGTTTGGTTAAATTCAACTCACCACTTGTATTTGTAGCCATTAAATCACTCCTTCATTAAATATTTCCCAAGTAGCACCCTCAAAAGTGTTTATTATGTCATTAACTTGGGTAATCAATTTCATTAAAATCGGAACATCATCACTAGCTGATATGGCACCGTCACTCAAATCGTCAACTACAAAGAAGTAGAATCCCATTGGGTTTGTCAATCTGGAATCCAAATCATAAACTGCTATTTGGCAATTAACAACTCCAATAACAGATAATACCCCACTAGGTAATTCCAAAACAGCTTTTCCGTCTACATTTACACAATCAAGTAAATAACTTGTTCCATTTGCTGTCTCAAAAGCAACTCGGACTGTGTGGTCGGTAATATCTTGGACAATATCAAATTCCATAACAACCCCAGAATAATCGCCCTTGACTATTTTTTCTGGCGTATATTTAACTGCTTTTTGAAAATCAACAGTTAAACTAATTATTTTTTGCATCTCACACCACCTTTATACTGGAACACCACAATTTTGGTTGTAGTATTTCTGTTTGTTCCTAACCTTATCATTCTTTATATCTATCATTAATAGGTATTTCTCATCTCTGGACACACGCCTTGCACTTTCTCTAAGATAATCATTATATGGTACTTTATGATTGCACACCCAGTTAATTATCGCTTCACAAGTTTCATAGTTATCTAAATGGGTGTGTCCAGATTTTGCTTTAAACTTCATCCTAGTATTCCGTAACAAAAAATAATCACCACAATCCAAAATTAGAAAGTCACTCGGTTTATCGACTTTGGATTTACGCTTTTTCTTTTTTGCCAAGATAGTCAACTCCCATTGGGTTACTCTTTAGTAGCTTGTGTTCCAAAATAGAATGATATAACCACTGTGAATATAGTCATAAATTGCTCTGACTCTATTACTTGTGTAGCTGATAAAAATACAAATGTTCCAGTAAGTGCAAGTGTGACTAATGTCTTAACGCTTAGTAACCTAGAAACTCTTTCTTTCAATGTTAATTTTTCTTCAACCATTAATCCATCTCCTTTAGTTTTTCATCTACTAATAATTTGAAAGCAGTCCATCCACTCCAATCCAAAGTTATGTTTAGTATCCTAGGACAATTCTTTCCAGACCAATCATAATGTCTTTTTAATTTATCTGTACCCCATCCATATTTTTTCAACAATTTAGCGACAACAATAGCTGAATTATTCAAAGTTTTTTCTCTATCTCCACTTTCACATATCTCGATTCCAATAGAAGTTCTGTTGCCAGTATAATCACCAGCATGATAAGCAACCTCATTTAATGGTATAGCTTCTACTGCCATTTCATCATCTATTGCAATATGCCAACTAGCATCTCTTGTATTTAAAGGATTCACAAGCCAATTTCTTTCTTGAATAGCAGTAGACTTTGGGTTGGCAGTAGAATGGATTGTAATACTTGTTGGAGACAATTTAATATTAGGTCTCCTATCTGGTTCATCATATGTTAGATTTTGGTCGATAGGAATGTGTTTTATATGATAAGGTACAGTTTCTACTTTTTTTCGATTTCAAAACCCAACATTCTGGCGATTACAGTAGCTACTTCTGCTCTAGTCATTACGTTATCTGGTTTAAATGTTTCATCTGGGAATCCAGTCATTATGCCTTTTTCAGACACAAAATCAACATATTGTTCAGCCCAATGACCCTGCATATCTTTAAATTCCAAATCATCATCTCCTTCTATTGGTTCTTCTATAATAACATCTACTTGTGGGATTTCACTAGGTAATCTAAACATACCCCATCCACTTTCAAAATCAAATCCTTCAAATAAAAGATTCCAGTTACTATCTAAGTTACCAACCATATCAAGTGCGTTTTCTTTAATCCACTCAATACACTCATTGTTTGTCAATTTTGGCAATCCATTACGTTCTCTCCATGAAGCGTACAGTAAATATGCGAAAGAAGCTACTGGGGTATTAAAAGATGTTCCAAACCTAGTAAATGCTTCTCCGTCATCCCTATACCCTAGTATTAATGGTGTTACAGCTATTAATTCCTCACCACCATTAGAGTATCTATATGTTGAATTTTCATATCCACCACCAATAGCTATTGTAAAAGGTTCATTTGCTGGATAATTAACCCCATCATTCTCACCATCATTTCCAGATGCAACAAAAAATGGAATCCCACAATCTTTTAACCTGCCAAAATACTTTCTACCTGATAATTCCGAAAAATTAAGGCTCATTGTTATTGCGTGTATTTTGTTTTTATTATCTAGTATCCAATCAATCATTTTATGTTTTTGCTCTGATAATACCTCATTAAAAGGCATAAATATAATTCTAGCTTTTGGTGCTATTTCATAACCTACACTCATTACACCAGTTCCATGACCTGTTCGTGTCTGGTCTTTTGTTCCATCATAACCAAACGTCATAACCTCAACTTGCTTTGCCATGTACTCGTAGGGTACAAATCCTTCATCCAATACCACTATTGTAGTACCTTCGCCCAAATTATCTTTTTGCCATACATCAATATTCATGGATTTAAATTTTTCAACATTACCTTCAATCATTTAAATCAACTCTCCCTCGGTTTGGAAACTGGTAGGCTACATATATCATCTAACAGACTATCTATAACACCATTAGCACCTAAAGCATGGTATTGTTCGTACATCTCAAAAATATTATCTCGTTCATCAACTGTTGCA